TGGGGGTCTTATCCGGTTCTTACCGGGGAGGCCCAAACGGGAACCTCGTCTAACCGCAGATAACACTTTCTACGGTTGAGAAGAGTTCTCGTCTCACTTCTAACAGCAACTTGGCCATTAAAAGGAGATTCAACCACTACACCTCTTCTCAGTGCAGTAGCGAGCAGCGGACTCCCATCTCTAAGCTTACGCTTTCGAGATACTGATCTGAACTCGTGTATCCAGAAGAGTCCATTTCTATCGGCTTTTGGCCGGTAGTAGGGATCTTTTCTGAATCCGTCACCTTCGAGCCACAAGGGCCCGCGGATGTCGGCACTGGTTCGGATATACTTCCTGAAAAGGTCGTATGAGTCCTTACATCTTGCATCAAGGAAACGACCGTGCCCAAGAAGGCTAGCCAATCGGATGATCCGATTGCAAGCCCTAACGAGAGCAGGATCGTTGCCACTGTTAGCTTCCTCTTTCTGGAAGACTGGAGTAACTTCTTCATTCTTGAAGAAGTGCCGGCCGCACGATTCATAGAAATAGCCCTCAGTGAACGTCTTATCAACATTCACCTCGAAGCCTACATCTCTTAGAATCGTCAGAAGGAGTGGAGTCATACAGTTTGACACAATGATATCATCCCCGTAAACGGAGATAATTGCTTCGCGAGCTTCCACTTCCGTCTTCACGCCATAACAGAGCGCGAAGAAGATCAGGGATTCGAGTTCGAAGGTAAAGCCGTTCCCCATACTGGAGAACTTCTCTAACCGACGAATCCTATTACCTGGTAACCTAATCGAGTGTGTGCGAATATCGTTCAGATACTCGTACCACTCGCTAGGCAGAAGTAGCCTCACGAGGTCTCGAGATACGGAATAACTGGCATTAGCCAAATCAATAGTCGACAAACCGTCGCTCCATGCGACGCTAGCCAACTTTTGATTCCTTGACTGATCGTCTAAGTTGATTCCGTTCTTCTGTAAACGCCTTCGGATAAACCGCCCGACCCCCTTCTGAAAGAAGAGGTTCATCGTTGGCTGAATATCTATAGACCTTCTAGACTTTGCAGTCTTATCCACTGTACTGAATCGTCCAGACTCAGTCAAGCGGAACTCGCTTCGCAAAAGAGATGTCGGCCCGCATACCTGCGGTCCTAACCTCGCACGAAGCCAGTGAAGATCATGACACAGATACGCAAAAGCGTACTTGTGGCAGGACGGCGTCACAGAAAGACGGGGTTCGAGAATCTTTTTGTCAACGGTAGCATCCCGAAGCTTTAGGCTTTCGGTTGCCCCGTTTCCCCATTCGCAGTGGCGCATTACCTTGTCGATACTGAACGTTCCGAGAATCTCAGCAACCTTGCGCCTGGCGTGCAACAGCACACCTTCTGTGCAAGGCATTAATTGCCGAGAGCGGATCCGTTCATTCGTCACACGGCATGCGTCGTCAACCTTCTCAAAGTTGACCAGACACATCTCATCAAGCTCCGGTCGCGTAAAGGCTTTAAAGCCCTTGTACTTCCGAAGATACGCGTAAACCGCGTAGTCCTGCTGAAATGTGGCAACACTGTGATACTCCGCAGGGTTCAGGTCGAGGTTTATAAGCCCCTTCCAGTCCTCCTGCTCTAAGAGCTTTAGAGCTCGAAGTGAGTAATCGGTACCTATGGATCCGTATAGAGTCCTTGCGGACTCTACACAGAGATCGATCGTCCGGGTTTTCCGGATTGGCTTAGCACGCATGGTAAGTCATTAGCTCCAGTATGCAATTTGCACGTTGAAGCGTCTGACAAACCTGCATTCCAGCTGAAATCTGCTCGCGGGCATGTCGTTCATTGCGTCTCCGCAGAACGCCATACACCGCAAAGCATCTCGCAGCAGGACAGCACCATACGCGTCTATGAGAAGACTCGCATCGTGTTGGCTATACCAATGACGCACCTTACCAGCATCAGCCGACATGAACTGAAGTTCTGTCAGCCAGTGCTGCAACGTCTCTAAGCTAGAAAAGGCTGTTTCTTGCCGATTTTCATCGACAAGACTCATCCTGCTCAGCAGACGGTGCACGTTCGTGTACGTCACGGTATCAAAAGAGAAACTCGTCTTCATGGCGATAACCCTTTTGCAAGCCTTTACGACCTGCAGTTTAAGTGATTTACTTTAAACTAATCTACAGTCCGAGATTCACTCGGCTTAGTAGATCACCTGCAGATCGTCGATCGCAGAGACCACCTGCGCGTTCGCAAGCAGGTTCGCGTGAAGGACACGAGTGTCCTTACGCTCCTGCTTCGTTGACCTTTCGGCCAACGTGAACTCGTGGCGGCTCTCTTCCACATAGGCGAGAGTCGGCGGGGGAGTAATGCCACCGTCGTTGGTTCCCAGCACTTCCAGTGTCGGGTTCCAAATAACGACGGAGACCTTGCTCTTACCCGTCAGCTGGCCCTTCGGGTCCATAACGCGGGTCTGCTTATAGCTGATCCGCTTCGCACCCAGAGGGTTTGCCGGCACAGGCGTGGTTTGTTCAAACCACAAAATGCCCTTCTCGTCTTTTCCGATAGGGGAGAATGTATGTGCAACCGGAGTGGTCGCACCATCGTTGATCACGATGTTAGCTGCTGCACCCATTTATTGGGCCTCGTCTATTTGATAGTGTTAAAGAGATAACGGTCCAATCCTAGCGATCGTCTGTGTTTAACGACCGGATGGATTTGCTTTGGACCGCCGCTGATGTCTTCAGCCCTTTCGAAGTAAAATTACTTTGATTAGGGCTGCGGCGTCTGCCAATCTCTTGGCGTTGAGATTCACCCGAAGCTGCGGCCGAACCGGCAGCGGCAAGGATGTTAGGATCTCACGTGAGTGGTGCGTTGTTTTACGTTTTGCAACGTAATTCCGCGTACCACCGCCATAAGAACCTATCTTTACAGTCCCAGTAGGGTTGTATTGGATTGGAATATCCGTCCAACCTTCCCGAGTCTGAAAAGTATCTCGGCGATAACTCCAAATGTTTACTCCGTCAAGGAATTGATTTCTAAATCGCCAGTAGTCCTGGTATTGCTCCAGGACCTCACTGACGTTAAAGATCCAATCCCCAACGAAGGACAAAGGAGTTAACTCCCACGCTATTGCGGCTGGATTAAGACTAGTCCAATCGTATAGCGTGAGACCTGGCTCTAAACGAAAACGGAAAAGTCGCTTCAACCGATAGGTTGAGACGCTTACCGTTAAACGTTTAAGATCGCTCTGAGTACCCG